TCGGGGCGTTGCGCGGGTGAAGCCTACGACACTGGAAATTTCAGATTTCAGCTTTTGAATAGCAGTTTATTAGGGTCTATATGCAGTAAATACAGTGCCCTGGTATACCAAACCCCTTTGGCGGTTTTTGTAAGTGCTTGATTTTATTGGGGTCAGAAATTAAGAATTGACTGTTTTGTTATGTTTGTGTATGACATATTTAAACATTTGGCAAAAAGGGGTTAAAAACGGGCTTTTGTTACGGTTTTACCCCATGGTATCGTAACATTATCTTTATGAAGTATAGACGGTATAGGAAGAGGAGAAAGTTTGTTAGTAAGGCTGCATTGGCACGTTACTTTGGGATAAGTGTTATGACTGTAATGAGACTTGGAAAGTATAATTTGGATAATCTGGGTTCTATGATAGAGTTGATCTTGAAGTTAGAGGGAAGGAAGAGAAAGAATGAGTTTAAAGGAAGCGATAGAGAAGTTGCAGGAGAAATTCGGTAAGGACTGTATTAGTAAATTAGGGGATGTCCACGATGAGATTGAGTTTCTCTCTACAGGGTCTATTCTTTTGGATCGTTGTATAGGTGGGGGATGGCCCTTTGGGAGGATTGTAGAAGTGTTCGGCCCTGAAGGAGGAGGAAAAACCACTTTAGCGTTGCATAGTATAGTTGAAGCTCAGAAAAAAGGCCTCTCTTGCGCCTTTATCGACACAGAACATAGCCTGAATCTAGAATTAGCCGAGAGTTTAGGGGTGAAGATAGATAAATTGTACTTCTCACAGCCCGACTTCGGGGAACAGGCACTAGAAATACTTCATGATATAGTGAAAGAAGGGATTCGGTTCGTGGTTGTTGACTCTGTGGCGAGTTTAACCCCAAAAGCAGAGATAGACGGAGACTTCGGTGATACTCATATGGGATTACAAGCCCGTTTGATGAGCCAGGCGATGCGAAAGCTGGTCGAACCTATCAAAACAAGCAACTCTATAGTTATTTTTCTGAATCAGATAAGGATGAAGATCATAAATTACGGGAATCCTGAAACAACTACAGGAGGAAACGCTCTGAAGTTCTATTCTTCTGTGAGAGTCGATCTAAGGAAAAGAGACTTATTGGAAAAGAACAAAGAGATTATAGGACATCAGGTAGAAGCAAAAGTCGTTAAGAACAAAGTAGGCCCGCCTTTTAGAAAATGTACTGTGAATTTACTCTACGGGACAGGATTAGATAATATGAGTTCGTTAATCTCTCTCTGCGTTTATGATGGAATCNTTACGAGAAAGGGTCCATACTTGTTCTATGGGGAAACTAATTTAGGTCAAGGAGACCAAAGTGCAAAAGAAACACTCGAGGGTAGCACGCAGCTTTGGAAAGAAATCGTCAGAAAGTACGACGAAAAGACTCACGTCAAGTGATCTCGATATGACGAGCTTCTCTCCAGAGGAAGCGTTTGATCAACTAGATATGTTCAGAGAATGGTGGCCAATCTTGTCTGAACTGGGTTCGCCCTATGAACATACCCCAGAAGAATTAGTGGAAAGAGTTACTCCCCTCTCTGTATTAAGATTAGTGAAAGAGATGATGACGGCAAAGAGTGATTCAGCAAGGGTTTCCGCCGCCAAAGAGTTGGCTTACATGGGTGGTCTGAAACCAGTTGAACGTAGTGTTAATGTGAATCTCAGTAGTATGGGTCGTAAGGAGGCAGCCAGTATGCTCGCTTCTTCTTTGGAGAAATATGGAGTCAAAGTCCTCGACAAAGAAACAGGTATTGGATTTGAGCAAGCTCTCGGACAGGGAGATCAAGGAATTATTGAAGCGGAGTGTAGTACAGGAGAAGTCGAAGAGAAGACTTGATGAGTACGTTCCACATAGCGGAGCTTGGAGAGGCGCACCAAACGACGGTCAGAGAGCTTTTCATCAGGATAGCCATAGAATTCGCGCTTGTCTTGGGAGCAACCAGAGCGGCAAAACGAGTGCAGGAATTATTGAAAGTATCTGGTACGCTTTAGGCATTCATCCCTATAAGAGAATTAAAATTCCGAACAGAGGGCGAATAGTTGCGTCATTGGGTTTCGAAGAAGGAGCGAATCAGGTTATAGTACCCAAACTGAGAGAGTATATTCCCGAAGGAGCGTTAAAGTGCCCGCCCAAAACGAATTCACTAGGAGTCCCTTCTCATTGGGAATTTAACAACGGATCGGAGTTTAATATCCTCTCAGGACAACAGGATAAGTTGGTGTTCGAAGGGTGGGTAGGAAATTGGTCCTGGATTGACGAACCTTGTTCTCAGGACATCTATAACGCCACTAGGAGAGGACTCTTAAAGAACGAAGGCGATTTGTGGTTTACCCTGACACCGTTGACTGAACCCTGGCTCTTCAATGATCTCTATCAACCCTGGGTTGCGGGTGAAAGAGACGATATGGCTTTTTTCAGAATAGATATTTGGGATAACGCTGTATCCAATGGAGGATATATTCCCGATGCGGCAATTAAGGACTTCATTAAGGACTTACCAGAAGATGAAAGAGAAGCGCGTATTCACGGTAACTTCAGATTTTTAAGTGGTCGAATCTATCCTCAGTACGATCCGAATATTCATGTGGTGAAAGAATTTCCTATTCCTAAGGATTGGCCCGTCTGGGAAGGAATAGACCCGCATTTGCAGAAGGAACACGCCTATTGTCAGTGGGCCATATCTCCGAATGACGAGATTTACGTTTGTAAAGAAATTTATGAAAAGGTGACGATTCCAGAATTAGCGATGAAAATTCAACAAGCGAGAAAAGGAAAGAAGATCGTCTGTACTTTAATTGANACNNNTGCTGAAACTCCTGACAGTATTTCGAGAATGACACCGAGAAGAGTGTTAGAACAACATGGTATCAGGACAAGGCTTGCTCAAAAATCAGGAAAGTTATATCATGGCATCCATCTTATGCGAGATTTACTCACACCAAAGCTAACTAATCTCGGTGATCTTCGTCCTCGTTTTTTTGTATTCGATAGTTGTAAACGACATCAGAAAGAATTTATGAACTATGTTCAGGATGATCGCACTACTGAATATATAATCAAGGACACTCCCAGAAAGATTTGGGATGACATGATGGACTTGGACAGATATTTCGTAATTGAAAATCCTTTGATGGTGAAAGATGTGAAACCTTTTAAGTATAACTCTTTCAACTATCTGGGAGCGTAATCTAGAGTGAAGCGGAGAAAAAAGTATGAATGTGACAAAAGTTTTAAAAATAGATGAACTTCCCCCAATAGAATTTGATTCGGATAAGGTTACTGCGTGGTTGAAAGAACAACGTAGTAATATGCTCACGGATCGTCAAGCCTGGCAATCGCGGAGAATGAAATATTTAAAGAACTGGGATGATTACATTACGTACACGAGAAAAGGTTTGTGGGACGAGTCNGCAAATTTCCATATTCCGTTGACAATGCAAATGGTGAAAGCTGTTCACGCACGTTTCAAGGCGGCACTCTTTTCTGTGAAGCCCTGGTGGCAACTGATACCGCAAGAGAAATTGGATAGAGACAGGGTACGTAGTGTTGATGCGCTAATGCGGTGGGCGGTGAAGTGTTACATTAATCAGTACAAAGGAATAGAATCTGCTATCGACGACTGGATTTGGGATTTCGTTACTGAGGGTTGGGGCGTGATGAAACGTCGTTGGGAAACGATAGAGAGAAAGAGTATCATCGTAGAACCTGTTCAACAGCAAGCGAAAGATGACTTGGACATCATTGCCGAGAAGTTGGAAAAATCTAAAAAACAAAAGTTGAATGAAGAAGATGTAGAGATCGTCGGGAAGGAAGTTGAGAAAGTTTTGAAGTTCTTTGATGGCCCTGTGATTGAACCCTGGCCGCACGAAGATATTTTATTTCCAGGAACGTTCTCTGATGTCTCTGATCTTAATCAACCGTTTTTAGTTTGCACTGATTTCAGATTGACCAGGTCGAACATGAAGTATCGCGCTGAGTCAGGATTATACATTCAGAAAACAGTGGAAGAGATTTTGGAAGGAACAGGTTTGAAGCCAGGAGATCAGGGAAGCAATCCAGAGAAGTTGGATATTCGAAATAAGCAAGATCAGTATCAGGGAGTGAATACAGTCACAGCGACAGCTGGAGTGGAAGAATTTGAGATGAGCGAATGTTTCTTTCGTTACGATATTGACGAAGATGGTATTGATGAAGAACTCGTTGGGACTCTTGATCTTAAAAGTAATAAATTAGTCAGACTGACTTACTTAGATCGTATAACGAAAACAGGGCAGAGACCATTACATAAAATAGATTTCATCAGAAGACCGCGAAGAGCGTATTCGTTGGGAATGTTGGAAATCTTATATCCCATCAACAGTGAATTGGATGCCATGCACAACATGAGAGTGGACTACGGGATGTTGACGAACGTGCCGTTCTTTTTCTTCAGGTCTGCGTCAGGACTCAAGAACGAAAAGATTCAACTCAAGCCTGGAATGGGTCATCCATTGGACGATCCGAGAAACGATGTTTACTTTCCGCAGATGGGGAATGCTACCTCGTGGGGCTTTCAAGAAGAGAATAACCTGGTAGCTTGGGCTGAGAAGATCATGAGCGTAACTGCTATGAGCATGGGTTTGCCGTCAGAGAGGGTTGGAGCGTCACGCACAGCGTCAGGGATGCAATCTCTTCTGAACGAATCGAATGTTAATCTCGATGTGATGTTGGAGCGTTTGAAGTACGGGTATGCGGATGTCTTAAAAGGAGTACTCTCGGACATGCAGGAGAGGATGCCCAAAGGATTAAAGATCAGAGTGATCGGTGCTGACGGAAACTTTGAATATGGCAAAGATAACGAACCGCTTTTTATTTCGCCTACCAGGGTTGACATCGGTGGCAGAGTGGATTTTCAGTTGGTGGCAAACTCTGCAAACAGTAACAGAGAATTAGAAAAACAGAATGCGATTTTGTATTCGCAACTTTTAATGAATCCGATCAACATGCAGATGGGCATTGTGAATCCTGTTAATATCTATCACATCATGAGAAACATCTTGGAGAAACATCAGGTCATTGGCATAGAAGACTTCATTACGAAACCAGAGCAGGTTATACCTCCGTTAAATCTTTACGATGAGATTGCGGCGGTGACGCAAGGTTTGGTACC